CTGATCCAACTCCTTCTACAAAGAGATCATTAGAAGTAATATCAAAAAAAACAGCAGTTCAAAAACAAATAATAAATCAAAAAAATGGTTTATTAGTTCAAGATTCAATGATATTTAGACCATTCGATGAAGTTTGGAATCCAGGATTTATGCCAATAGATATGGTATTTAAAAATACTGATAAGCCAATTGAAGATAATAAAGCTTCATTAGGACCTGATAGACCATTGGGTAATGTTCCTAGTTCTACATCTATGGAATTAAATTCATCTGATACAAGTGATGTTAATTTAGTACTTGTTTATGCTCCTTGGTGTGGTCACTCAAAACGTATGTTACCAGATTTTGAAAAAGTTAAGTCAGAATTTGACGGTAAAACTATAAATGGTAAAAATATTAATATAACTATGTATAATTCTGATATAGATAAAGATAAAGTAAAAGAATATGGTGTAAGAGGTTTCCCTAGTCTTTTTATCGAGAAAGATAATAATAGAGAAACATTCCCTCATAGAACTTATGATAAAATAAGTGATTATTTAAATAATCTTTAAGACCATTGTTTAGTAATAGTATAATTTTGTTTATTAGATTTAAAAGAATTAGTATCATTATTATCTTCATTATTAATATTTTGATCTGAATAATTCCAATGATCAGGGCTACATAATTTATAATCATCATGTGGTTCAGCTTTATACCAAAATACTTGATCAGTTAATTTATTACTTTTCGCATTATTATGAATAACTAAACATTCATAATTTTCTGTACATTGATCCATTACTTGACAAAACATCTCAAAATTAGGAAACATACCAGCATAATTTTCATATAATCTTTTTCTATTAGATACATAATTTTCTCTTAAAATAAATACATAATCAATATTTGTTCTTAAATTGGGTGGTATACCTAATGCATATTGCATAGTAATCATAAATAATATTTTAAAATGACGACCATTCATAAATAAACTTCTAACATTTTTATCTTTAGTCCAACTATTATCATAAAGACAATCATCTAAGACAAGAAAAGCTCTTGGATCTGTAGTATTACATTCTTTACATCTTTCAATCATCATTCTTTGTCTTTTTAATAATCGCTCGATAATACCTGGTTCATATTCATCATAAATAAATAATTTAGGAACCATTTTACCATAAAATGAATTCGCAGCTTCAGTTCCTGAAATAACTTGACCAGCTGGAATACCTGTATGATGTGCTAAAATATCTTTACATAAAAAAGATTTCCCTGTATCTCTCTTACCAATTAAAACAACAACTTTATCATCTTTTATTTCTCTAATATCAAATCTTTTTAATTGAATTTCCATAATTATATATATAATGTATAAAATCTATATAATTTAAACATAAGTTTAAAAGTTTTATTTTTTGTAATACTTTCAATTAATATGAAACACGAAATTCATTTTGATAAATGGTCTTCTAAAGATTATAAAAAATTATATAATTCAATTAGAGAAAATCTAAATATGAAAAATTTACAATTTTATATGCCATTTTATTCATTGTATTTTTATATTCATAATAAACCTAATGCGAATAAAAAAATAGATATGAAAAGAAATTATTATCTTAGAGAAGTTTTAGAAATTACAAAAAGTAGATATTATAATTCAAATATGTTTTTAAAAGGTAATATATTTGATGTATCTAAAAATATTATTAAAGAATCTGAAATATTTTGTAAAAGTATACCTATCTTAGATCCAATGCATATGATAAATGATAATTATAATTTAGTTAATCGTAATAATTATCATTTACCAAGTAATTATAATTATAATACTTTTTATAAAATTAATAATATAAATAATACAGCTTATATTGATGTATTATGTAGTTTTTTATTTAGTAATATAACATATTATAAAAAAAATCCTTCCTTTCCTCTTTATTATGGTTCTGTAAATGGTATGGGTAATTATAATTATGATTTAACTGAAGATTATGAATTAATAAAAAATGATAAATGTTTTAATGAAAATATTGATAAATCATTCAAACTTGAAATTTATGTTTCTGATAATGAATCAGATACAGATAATGAATCAGATACAGATAATGAAAAAGATAAAGATAATGAATCAGATACAGATAATGAATCACATACAGATAATGAATCAGATACAGATAATGAATCAGATACAGATAGTGTATCTGAAAAATATAATCTTGATAATTTTAATGATTACGTAGCTAAATTATCTAAAATACCAATTCAATTATTATTTATTGAAAAATTAGAAGGAACTTTAGAAGATTTAATTGATCAAAATATAAAAGAAGAAGTATTATTATCATGTATTTTTCAAATATCATTTGCTTTAGTTTATCTTCAAAAACATTATAATTTTACTCATAATGATCTTCATATTAATAATGTAATGTTTAATCGCACTGAAAATAAATATTTATATTATAAATATAATAATATTTATTTTAAGGTTCCTACGTGCGGTTATATTTTTAAAATCATTGATTTCGGTAGAGCTATTTTTAAATATAATAATAAAATTTTTATGAATGATGTTTTTAGTGAAAACGGAGAAGCAGGGGGTCAATATACTTATCCTAAACAAGTTCAGTTTACTATAAATAAAAATAAAGAAATTATAAAACCTAACTATCATTTTGATTTGTGTAGATTGAGTATAACAATTTTACAAGAAATAAATAAAAACGATTTTTCAATTGAAATGATAAATTTTTTAGAAAAAATGTGTACAAATAATTGTAATATTAGTTTTTGTGAAATGTCCGATGACTTTTGCCTCTATGAAAGTATCGCAAGAGATGCATGTAATTGTTTACCAAGAGAAATAATAATGAATGATATTTTTAAATCATACAAAATAAAAAAGAAATTATTTCCTAGAAAATCATATTATACTATTTAAAATTATTTCTTTAAACTTGCTATAGAATTTATTAAATCAAGTCTTTTTATACATAGATCAAAATCTTTACTTAGTCGTTTAAAATCTTTATGTTTATATCGAGTTTTGCTTTTTTTTAAATAATTACATCTTTCTTGCATACTCGCTCTTCTGTTAGGGTCTTTTTTAGGATCATAATTATCTTTTGCATATTCAGTCTCTAATAATGTATTAACAACAAAATCTTGTAATGATATCTTTTCGATCATTCCTGGAGATAATTCTCCAGTGTGTTTTTCGTGATCTTGTAAACCACACCTCTGTTTTAATATTTTAAGAGAAGGACCATTTATCATAGGGAATGAACAACAACAACGCGCGTGATCTAACCAATGACCTATACCTACTATATTACCATAAAAATAATATTTTTCATATTCTCCCGCCGACCCATCCCCTTTTGGTATTAATAAATCTGTGGGCTTATTATGATTATCATATACTTTAGTTAAAAATGGCGACCCCGATTTCGTCCACGCCATCATAGAACCAATAGCAATATGTTCTATGAGCTCCATTAAATCAAGATCTCCTTCATCTCCCTTAAATATTGTCTTAAATAAAGTTACATAAAGAGCAGCGGAAAATGCTTTTTGTATACTAAAATGAGATCCATTAAAAACTTCTTTTAATTCGGGTTTCCTATATAAACAAGGAAACATCATTTCTAATGTTTCTTCATCTAAACTAAATGTTTCACCAAAGTCAGTTTCACTTTCTCGCAATAATGAGCAAAACACAGAACCTATTATTACAAGATTTAAATGTAATTCAGAAGGGAATAGTCTACGATATAAATCCCTACTATTTATTTTTAATAATGTTAATGTTTTAACACAAAATAAAACCGATCTAAAATGATTTAGAACACCATGATTTCTCCTTGGTACACCTATTTTTTTATAACCGTCCTGCTGCACATAGAATTTATAATCAATATTTTTACCTTTTAAGGTTCCTATTTTACTTATATCTGTGCTAGATTTTTCTACTGCATAAGGTAAACTAGATATATTATTAAATATTGCTCTAAAAAATTTAATAACACCTTCATTTCCTCCTTTTAATTCTTCAGCTGTTGGCATCTCTCTCATTAAAGATAATATTAATCTCTTAGAATCAGCTAAATAATATTTATAAGCCTCATCCTTTAATGAAACATGTAAAATTTTTTTTGTAGCAGCGTCTCTTAATCTCATGTTTGTTTTTTTTAGATCACTAAAATTAGTACTTATTTTTCCAATTAAATGTTGATACATTTCAAGTGCTTGCTGGGCGCTCGGTGGTGTCTCCAGTCTTCGCATATCAGCCGCACCCACTCCGCCACCGCTCGCCTCCGCCGCCCTATGGGCGGCAGCAGCCTCTCTCGCTCTTCTCGCGGTTTCATTCTTGATGGCTTTTTCAATTCTCCCTCTCATATGTATATCATTAAATTCGCCCGCGGAGTATAATTGTTGTAAATACTTAAAATCAGCATCCGATAGTGCTTCTTTTCCTTGATTGACGCGGAAACAAATACTTCGCCAACGCTCTTCACCCCCATCCCGTCTTTGCATATCAGCCGCAGCCGCAGCCCGCCACGCCGCCGCCTCCGCTCTTCTCCTGGTTTCATTCATGATGGCATCTTTAATTCTCTTTTCCATATGTATATCAGTATATTCGCCCGCGGAGGATAATTGTTGTAAATACTCAAACTCAGGATCCGTTAGTGCTTTTTTTTGTTTATTGGCGCGGAAACAAATACCCCGCCAACGATCGTCAACATGACCTCCACCTGCACCACCGTAAAGTATTTTATTTATATAGGACTTCTTATGTTTATTTTTTGATTTATATTTCTTTCGTGTTGATCTATTATAAATTATTTTTCTACGAGATGATTTATTATATTTTTTTTTTGCCGATTTATTATATTTTTTTTTTGCCGATTTATTATATTTTTTTGCCGATTTATTATATTTTTTTGCAGATTTATTATATTTCTTTTTTGAAAAATATTCACGTTTATATTTATTCATTTATATTATATATAAACAAAAAAATATAATAATAATCTGACCATTATCAAAAAATCTATAATAATCTGACCATTATCAAAAAAATCTTAATTATTTATAAGATATTTTATCATTTGTAGATTATTATATATATTATTTTTATATTTTTCTGTTTTTCTATTTTACGCCGCGTTTATTACCGATCACCCACCAATTTGTTTCAACAAGGGTTTAACCTTGCTACCACCTATACTCGCACCTCATCCACCTTTCATATAACGCTTAGATCTTTTATAAATTTTCTTTCTATTATATTTTTTTTTCCTATTTTTATTTAATAATATTTTTTTACTAATACGACTTTTAGTTCTTCTTTTAGTTCTCATTATTTTTTTGGCCATTTTTATATATTATTTTAGATAATATTTTCACGACATTGAGGACATGTATTATTTTTTTTGATCCATAATTTTAAACAATTCTTATGAAATTTATGATTACAATTTAAACTTATTATTTTATCATTTATTTCATATTTATCTAAACATATTGGGCACTCATCTAATAATAAATTATCATTATCTATAATTTTATATACAGGTATTTTAAAAATATTATATTTTTCTTTACACGAATTATATATCTTTTTTATTAACGGAAAACAGGGATTTAAACAAGAAATAAATAACATAATTATTAATAAAATCTGAATTTCAGATTTAGTATAATTTATTATTGAAGTATTATTATAATCATTAT